CTCGAGAGAGCAATAAATGTTTGGTCCCGCGAGCTCGATTTCCAAGGATGCACACGAGGCCGCTTGTTTCTAGTACGAACTTGATGCATCTTCCATGCTCTACACTCCACGCCTTCACTCTGCTTATGCCACTTCTGTAACGTTTTATAGGAGTTAATGAGCATCGACAGTTGCAAATGGTCATGGCATAAGTGATATTTATGACAAATGCTTTTAGAAGAATAAATTAGCAGATAAACTTACACTCTTCCATGTGTTCGCCTCGTTTTGCCACAACGCATTGAATTCCTCTGCTGCCAACTGCTTCCACTTCGACGGTCTACATTCAAACCTGCGAAAAAATTTGAAAACAGAGTTAAACAGTAGTCCGGTGTAAGGCAATATATCTTCGGAAGGTGATTCGGTACTGTGCCTGACAGGTTCCAGGGTCTGGCCATGTACAGGTGATAAGCTGTTCCGTGCCTGAGAGTCGTAGCTCTTTAGAATTTTGGGTTCAGTGGTCACCACAATCTTTTCCGAATCGACACGATGCTGGTGGATCCAAGGATTTTTGAGGTAGGAATCCGACCGTCTCCAAATTGGGGAATTCGCTGGTGGAGAGAACGTACCACGGGTTTTCGGACCCTTCCTTCAGGACTGCCAACTCCATCGTCGATGAATTAGAAAAATCCATTTTATTTTTTGCACGGTTTTTGCTCTTCGACACGTTGTGTACGTTCAGACACTAGGAATAAACTGACAATTGTTTCGGGGCGCGGTCTAGCTCGCAATACTGATAACCCCATTATCAGCGAATATGTGTGAGTAATGTGACCGTAAAGTGGTTATTATTGACCTTAGGGAAAACCCAACTAATTAAAAATGGGAATTTCTAGCAGGAAAACGCGGCGCTACTGATAACTGAGTACTACTTAGTTTATTTTTTACTTGTATCACTTTTTTCTATTATGATTATTATTATTTACACATTACAGAAACGCGTGCATATTTTTCTACCAAAATGGACCCTCAGAGGCATGGAATAAAATACCATCAAGTTAATATTTCCACGAGTACGAAAGGTGGACGTCGCTTGTGATCAGTTGCAAGTTTCCATGCAACTCTGGCATGACGCTTCTACCTCTGTTAGTCTTTGAAAATCCCTCGGGCTCTCAGACATGGCTTCTGAAAGGTCTCTAGCATAAGTTTTCACGGCGATAACGATATAATCGCAACGAAACTGCCGGAGTAGTGGTGCATGACAATCGGTCATAGGATAGACGACGTGAGCCGTCACTGACGTGCGCGATCACGTAAACAGGTGTTGCGGTGCACGTCTGTATTAATAGATTTGATATAACCGAATGAGCGTGAACTTGCGTGTGCTCTTTATCAAGTACTACACCTGAATGGTTCCGACATTTCCTACCAATTAGGCAGAACATTGGGTTTCTGGAATCCCACTCGTAAAAACTTTACGTTCGAGTTAGTAATGAGTACTTGTCATTTTCGATCGTTTGCATTCATACGGCGATCGATTTGCGTTTGATGTAATTGTTTGCCATATAAGGATCCCGAACTATATTAAAACTATGTTTTCCTCTTATAACATGAATCAGAGGGTGTGTTCAGAGCAACTCAATGTAGCGCAATGTTGAGCAACGTTGAGAAGCGTTGAGTAAAGCTTAGTCTAAACACAGTATAACGTTTGCGTTGATTAGCGTAAAAGCAACTCAACGTTTTACCAACGTTGTTGACTGGCGGCCATGTGTTGAGGCGACTGCTCCATCACCTTAAGCTTGTAATGTCTATTGGTGGATAAACCTCCTTTGGATAGAAAAGCAAATGCCTCTGGATGCTGTGGAGCTACTGGCGCTCTGGGAATCGTTGGTAGCAAGCAGCATGTATAGTTCTGCTCCAAACGATGCCACAAAAGGTTTTTGAGCGCGTGTGGCAGTGGAATAATGTTGACAAGCCACCATTCGCACAGCAAACCTCTTTTTGCTGGTTCATGTCCCAGAGCAGCTTGTCTACGTGATACACGCTGCTTTGAGTTAGGCAGAAGCTGACACTGATAACCTAGTAGCTATTGAAAAAATTGCTTACGTATTTCGCGTTTTTCCCAACGAAAGATAACGTATCGACAGTAGGCGTCTTCGTCGTAAACAACCGAGTTACCCAGAAGCTGACACTGATAACCTAGTAGCTATTGAAAAAATTGCTTACGTATTTCGCGTTTCTCCCAACGAAAGATAACGTATCGACAGTGGGCGTCTTCGTCGTAACCAACCGAGTTAGGTACATGAATGATCCTAGGTATAAGAAACAATGCTGCGACCACGTCAGCCGAACTATCAGTGCACTATGATGAGCCAACGATTCACATGCAAGCAAGCAAGTTCGCGCAATTCCATTTAGGTAAAAAACAATGCTACGACCACGTCAGCCAGCCGATGTTTAGGTGCTCTCTGCGCTTATAGGTATCATCACGCTTTAGTACCTCTGTTATAAAAATAACTTCAAATCTAGGAGTAGTGGGTCTTGTGAGTGCCTGTTGTGAATGCTCCGCTGCAGTCCAACGTCATGCTTACATTATGCAAAAGTGGCGAAGCGCTGTATGGCCTACGAGATGCAGGTGACTGCTGCATGCCAACGATAAGCAGATAATTCTACAAGAAGTCTGTTTGTTCTAGGCGTTCTAAGTGTCGTTCCGTGAAAACGTGAGCTGTAGATTTCTGATAATTCGTCCCCAGCTTGGACGCTGATGCCACGGCCGTTAGCAGTTCACGTTACCTGCTGCTTTTACTCATATTCATAGCACCTTCAAGGTGTCACATGCAAAACAGGTAGAAATTTTTGCAAATGCATCTGACCTCTATGCACTATAATATCGTCATCACTGAATACGAATACATCACCCTTGCCTTGCCTAGATGCTTGATTTTAAAGTTATGGACCATACGCTCTCGTGTCACTGACTGTAAGTACGTGACCACCCAGACAAGAAGAGAACACATTCCTTGAAATATCAGACTTCTCAGAGTATAGCGGGCAGCAAAACTTTGACGGGTCGTACAATCAAATGTACAGCGCATATACTTCCAACATGGTTCGAACATCGGAAGGACTGGGTTACAGAAATAAGAAGTAAAGATATACAAAAAAAACAATTTATTTAAATAATAGAAAAAGCATAATTCATGTCACGGTGCAAAACTATTTTAGAGCCCGACGATCGCTGGTGTAGAAGCGACGAACGTTCCCCAGTCAACGCTTGCACGTATTCGAGATCAGCATGTCCAGCAACAATTCCGTTCCTGCCAACAATATAAGAAGATAACACACTATAATCTTCTGCGAACGTGCTTTGAATATTAATGACCTCAACGTTCTTATCTGCATACATTCTTAAAAGCATTCATGGACACACAGGGACATAGTGTTAAGTGAGAATAACACATCACACATCTTCGTGTCTTTTACTAAGACTGTAAAACAATGTTTAAATTTTTACCTTTTCTTCAAAAGCTACAGGTGGTGTTTCATCACCGATTAAGTGTTGGTTGAGGCGGAGGCTGTCGCCGCTTGAGATTTCTGGTTCAGTAGTAAATTACGGAACATCTTATTCCTGTCTCTATCGTTTTTTGCGATTTGCTGCATGGCTTTTGCAAACATCTGAAATAACAGAAAGAATAGTGATTGAAGCGAGAACGGTATGGTATGTCACTCGAGGAATGAAACTTTGAAAAGCTCATTGTAATAGTTACCTGCATGCACGCAGTCTGTTGCTTAGCCATAGTCACAAGATCGTTCTTCGCATCTCGAAGCATTCTGCTCAAGGTTCTGTCATCTGGAAAACAAAACACTCATTGCATACATAGTTTTCTACTTTGTCATTATAATATCTAAGGTTATAATCATACTCACGGCTCTTTGCGACTTTTCGCATCTTTCTCGGGTGACTCGAGCACGGTTTTCGATGCAACTTTTGTCCCACGCTTGGTAGCTCCGGTTCTGGAGACTCCTGAGCTGCAGAAGTTAGTTTTTGAGAGCTCAAACGAGTACTGGGCTCAGATAAAGCAGCTGTTTCATTCACAGCCGAGGTACACGATGCTTCTGCTTGGTTCGGTGATTGAGAGCGTTCTAGACAAGTGGCTGCTTCTATTGCCGTAACCGCAACCAATGGAATTTGTTCCTTTAGAGCAACAGGTCCTGGGGTAAAGTCAGTAACTTCCATAGGTTCACTTTGCGAATTTCGTTCTTTTGGAGAAACACGTTCCAGTTCTATGGCATCTAGAGCTGCATGTAATGAATTTCCGCTGGGTTGAGAACGACGTTTCGAGGCAGGGCCTGCACCTCCTACGGCTGCGCACGATGAACTTTTCCCACAACGGAGCGGAGGTTCCGAGGCAAGTTCTGTAACTTCGAGAGCCGGCGCAGATGATAGTTCTGGCTGGCTCGGAGATTCACAGTGATCAGCTCGAGAAGCTGATGCAATTTCTGATGGTAAAAGTCGCACTAGTTTCACTCTCAGCGACTTCAGCATGATGGCATCGGGCTCGGTATTCTCGGACCCTTTCAGAATTTCTAGCAACTCCTTATCTGTTTGTACAACAAGAAATATTTTACTTCGACTTGAAAAAAGTGTGTTATGTTACATAAAGTATTTAGATCGAAACACTAACCGGTGTAAATCATCCTGTCGCTCCTGGTGCTCTGGAACCGCGTGGAATTAGTTCCGATCGTTCGTGAACCTTCGAACCTTGCAAGCATTTCCTCCAAGGAATTCTGTAATAATTTCAGTCAATAAATAAATACTCGTGCTACAGTTTTACTGGTAAACTTTATACGTATCAAAAGAGTAAATAAAGATTTACCGATGCTTCCTGTGCGTTATGTGGGATTGCTTTTTTGACTTCGCCCTTGTCGCTAGAT